GGGAGTGAGAGGAAATCTCCCATATACTTTTTTCAATCTAATGATGTTTCTCTTCGTGTAGAAGGTGGAGAGAAAACTAATAGTGATTCATTGGCTCCAGTTACTTGTGATGCCTCTAAGACTACCTGTTGGGTCGAAGCTGATTCCAAAGTTTCGTCATCGTTTAATTTGCCGCGTATGCCAAATCTCGTTGAATCTCATCGCGAGAGTATTGAGGACTTTCTTAGTAAGCCTTATTTACTTAGTTCTAATACTGGTTTGTCATATTCTACTAGTTCTACTTACAATACCAATATTTGGACTACTAACATCGAAGGGTTGCTTACTGGTGTTAATTCTACTTCTATGGTTACTGCTTGGAATAATAAGATTTTGGGTTATAATCTAATACGTGGTACGTTTGTTGTCAGGGTCGAGGTGAATGCATATCCTTTCCAAGCTGGTGCTTTGCTTCTTCATTATATTCCTAATTATACTGACATACTTAATACTACTCAACCCAATATTGCCTTGAATTATAATAATCAATTGGTTTCTAAATTTCAACATCCATTTGTGATTTTGGATATTCGTGATACTGTTGCTGAAATTAAGATTCCTTATATTGCTCCTTCGCCATATTACTCTGTTCTTGAGGGTAATTATGGTTGGGGAAATGTATTCTTGGATAGTATTGTTCCTTTGCGTACTGGAGGTTCAGGTTTAACTTTTGCTGACGTTGCTGTGTATGGTTACTGGGAAGATGTTGAGTTAGCTGCTCCTTCCATTTTTCAGTCTAACAATAGATCTGTTCGTAAGGGTGATCGTGAGACTAAGGAAGGTGTTCCTGGTCCTATTTCTAAAGCTCTTACGCATGCGTCTAAGGTTGCTGGTGCGTTGAGTGATGTTCCTGTTTTGTCCTCAATTATGACCAGCGTTGAGTGGGCTGCTCGTATGGCAAGTGGTGTTGCTTCAGTTTTTGGTTGGAGCAAAACTCGTATATTAAACCAGCAAATGCCTATGTTTCCCTCTAACTATCGTTATGAAGGGGTCTGTGATGGCCCTTCTACTGGCATTCCTTTGTCAGTTATTCATGATAATAAATTAGCTGAAACGCCTGCTTATTCCATTACTAGTGAGGATGAGATGTCTTTTAATTTTTTAATGAACATTCCTCATTATATGCCTTATTCAGGCGGTACCAATTTAGTATGGACTACAGGTAACTCTGTTGGCACTAATATTCTTACTAGGAATTTAGCTCCTCAAATCTTTTATACTTCTTTTCAGACTGGTACTTATAATACTCACTATTTTACGTGTAATCAAGGTGGTCCTATGTGGTATTTGTCTAATTTCTTCGCCGCTTGGCGGGGAGACTTTAAGTTGACATTGAAGTTTCTTAAAACTCAGTATCACTCAGGTAGATTACAAATTACCTGGACACCTACTACGACGCCTACTTATACTATGGATTTAAATAAGAGTTTATATTCGCTACGTCAGATCGTTGATATCCGAGAGCAAGATGAGGTTGAGCTCGTTCTGCCCTATATGGTATACCCTCCCTATATGAAGACTACTGGTACTACTGATGCTTATTCTGGTACTTTAGATATAATAGTTTTAAATGATCTCAGGTGTCCTGAGACTTGTTCTACAACTATTGATATTCTTGAGTTTTATACTGCTGGAGATAATTTCGAGTTTCTATATCCTCAGAAATCTCCTTGTGGACCAGCTACTTTTGACATTCAATCTAATGATACAAGTGTGCTTGTTGATACTACTATTGGTGATGTTAAGGCTTTGCCTGCTACTTTATCTATGGATGTTTTGTGCGCTGGTGAGCGCTACACATCTATTAAGCAATTTCTTAACAAAAAGACTCAGATTTTCTCTACGACTGCTGCTAGTATTATTTCTAGTACTGTTGACTCTTTTGTTCTTTATCCATATGCGTGTATAACTAGTACAATTAATACTGCTACTGGTGCTGGTCTTACCGCTGGTATAACTGGTGATGCATTTAATTATTTTGCTCCTATGTATATTTATATGAGAGGTGGAGTGTCTCTTGAAACTTCTGGTGGATATAATGCTATGGTGTACTCTAATGTTGAGGTGCAGACTATTGGAACTGTTAATACGGCTCAGCCTATTCTTTTAGGCAATACTGGTACTGCTATTGGTCAATGTACTCAAATTACTAATTTGTATGGCACATCCCCTAATTCGCCTACCATTAGTCCTGCTATTACCGATTACCAAAATTTTGGTGGTGTTTATAATATTCCTTATTATTCTAGGTTTCCCGTGTCGTGGATTCCTTATTTTAATGGGATTAACAAGCCATTATATACGGGTGCTACTGCTCGTGCTATTCCGGAAACTATTTTCCGTCAGAGCTGCCCTTTGTCGCATTTGCCTAGTAATCTGATACTTAGTAGGTCTTGTATGGACGATTTCCGGTTTTCGTTTTTTATCGGTTGTCCGCCAGTTGCTGTGTCGTATACTTAATTTGGAGGTTTAGAACTTCCCCCTAGAGAAAGGGTGACAATCTCGTTATTGAAAGGTGTGGCCTTTCTATTTAACATGTTGACGCATG